CGTGACCGTGTTCGAGCGCGGCTTCTCCTGGCGCGACATCATCCTGATCGCGGGCGGGCTGTTCCTCGTCTGGAAGGCGACCAAGGAAATCCACCACAACGTCGATCCCGATCCGGCCCCCGACCTGTTCAACCGCAAGGCGGCGCAGCTCACCTTCGCCTCGGCCATCGTGCAGATCCTGCTGCTCGACATCGTTTTCTCGGTCGACAGCATCATCACCGCGGTCGGCATGACCGACGAATTGCCGATCATGGTGATCGCGGTCTGCGTCGCCGTCTTCACCATGCTGGTGGCGGCGACGCCGTTGTCGAATTTCATCGGCCGCAACCCGACCGTGGTGATGCTGGCGCTCGGCTTCCTGCTGATGATCGGTACGGCGCTGATCGCCGAGGGCTTCGGCGCCAAGGTGCCGAAGGGCTACATCTACGCGGCGATGGCCTTCTCCGCCTTCGTCGAGATGCTCAACATCCTGGCGCGGCGGGCGAAGGGGGAGAACGCAAAAAGCGCGGAGAAGTAGGCGTCGGAGCATGACGTCGATTCGATGAATCGGCATAATGCTCTGCGTTACCGTTTGAGCATCGCTATCGCCGAAAGCCGCTTCGCGTCCCGGATCGGGTCCGGGAGAGGCATTTTCGGCATCATGCTCTATAGCGTTTTCAAGCGAAGTGAATCCCTGTTCGCGTCAAGAAAACGCGTCAACGCAAGACCCAGAGCATTTTCGCGAGTCAAAGAAACGCGAAATGCCCTAGTGCCGGCGCGGCTTCGGCTCGTCGCCCGCTTCCGGCTGCTCGCCCTTCTCCAGCACCATGTGGCCGAGATTGGCGATGACGTCGGCAAGGAGCGCGGCGCGATCCTCGGCGGCCGCGATCAGCACGAGGTCGGCCAGCACCTCGGTCACCTTGGCCGCGATCTGGCCGAGGTCGGCGCCCTCGCGCGCAAGCTCGGGTTCGAGGAGGTCGTGGATATCGCAGTGGATGCAGTCGGACATGCGCGCTTCCGTTTCAACGCAAGGGGACGGGCGGAGCCGCTTCGCTCCGCCGCTTGCATCACCATAGCGGGGAAAATGGAGCGGGCGAAGGGAATCGATTCCCCGTCCGTTGCGATGGATGGATGTCCAAAACAAGCCATGGAAATGAAGGTCGGTGAGGCCACCTACAAGCTATTCTGCAGCTTTCATTCGCTATGCCGGCAAAGGTGCCGCCGGCGGGCTTCCGGGCAGTCATGGCGAAGAACACCCATGGCGAAGATCACCGCGATAACCCGGGGCCTGATCGATGGCGAGTGATCCCGACGCGCCGGTGCGGCCATGCGGGTAGCGGCTGCAAGCGTTTTGCGCCGGACCTCAGTTCTCCAGCTTTTTGCCCACAAGCTTGAAGTCCTGGTCGAACTTCAGATCATACAGCTTGCCGTCCGCACACTTCGCCTCCCCATCGAGCGTTGCTCGACTCCGTCATCCGTTGAAGGTCGTGCGGCCGCGACGAGTCGCGGGCGGCCCGCCGGACCGCCCGCGCACTCGGAAGCATGACCATGCCGAGTCGCGCTCCCCGTGTCTGCGGCCATTGCGGCGGCGCCCACGCAATAGGCGAGCGCTGTGCCGCGGCCACCGCGCACGACAAGGAGCGCAAGGCACGGTTCGACCGGAAGCGGCCGAACGCCAGCCGGCGCGGCTACGACCGCGAATGGGAAGGCGCGGCCAAAGCGTTCCTAGCCGAACCAGGTAATGAGTGCTGCGCCCGCTGCGGCAGGCCGGCGGTGGTCGTCATGCATCGCATCTCGATCCGCAAGCGTCCCGACCTCCGCATGGAGCGAGCGAACTGGCGGCCCGGCTGCCACCGCTGCAATGCCATCGAAGCCGTCCATGAGCGGCGCAATACGAAAGGACCAAGACCATGAGCCATCTCTTCGCCACCGCCGGCAGCAAGCTTTACATCGGCGCCGATCCCAAGGATTTCGGCAATGTCGACCTCGTCGAGTCCGATTTCAATGCGGTTGTGTGGACGGAAGTCAAAGGGCTGACGAATCTCGGCAGTGCCGGTGATACCAGCGAACTGATCTCCAGCAACCAGATCGGAATTGCGCGAACCCGCAAGATGAAGGGCACGAGGAACGCGGGCGCCATGCAGGTGGTCGCCGATCTCGACTACGCCGATGCGGGACAGCTCGCGCTCATAGCGGCGGAAAAATCACAGCACACTTACCCATTCAAGGTGGTGTTCAACGATGCGCCTCCTGCAGGCACGCCATCGCAGCGATACTTCGTCGCCCTCGTGATGAGCGCAGGCGAGCAATGGAACGAGGCCAACAGCGCGATGGCGCTCAACTCCACGCTGGAAATCGACAGCAATATCGTCCGCGTTCCGGCCGCCAACGACGACTGAAAATGGCATGGCTCTGAACCTCACTGAGCTTAAGGTCCACCTCAATATCACCGGAAGCGCCGACGACGCGTTCCTTGATCGGCTGCTCGTCGCAGCATCGAAGCATGTCGAACGCCAGCTTGGCTATATGTTGGGCGATGAAGGGGTATTACCTGACGGGGCACCGGCGGACCTTGAGCACGCGGTCTACATGCTGGCGGCGCACTGGTATGAAAACCGCGAGGCTTCACTCGTCGGCGTCACCGCGCAGGTTCTGCCGATCGGCATGACCGATATCATCGCCGAGCACCGCCGCTACACCTTCGGTGCCTGCGATGAGTGACGGCGGCAAGCCATGAGCGCCGACCTTGCCGTACAGAAGGCGATCCGCGGCCGGCTGACCGCCACGTCGGCGGTGACTGATCTCGTGCCGGCTACCTCCATCCTCGACCGCCATGCGCGGCCCGCCCCCGATCCGTCGATTATTCTCGGCGAGGGACAATGTATTCCGGCCGATGACCTCGCACGACAGGTCGTGCGCGTCGTGCTCGATCTTCACATTTTGAAAAAGGAGCCGGGCCTTGCCGGCGTGAAGACTATCGGGGCGGCGATACGCGCGGCCTTGCACAGCGGGCGGCTCACGCTCGATACCGGCTTTCATTGCGGCGACTGCCGCGTGTCATCCATGCGCTGGCTGCGCGATCCGGACGGCGAAACCGGCCATGGCGTGGTCACAGTCGAAACGATCGTGAGCGAGGCCTGACATGCGCGCCGGCAAGCTCGATCGTCAGATCACGATCCAGTCCTTCTCCTCGACCATCGACGTACTCGGCACGCCGACCGTGACTTGGACCACGATCGCAACCGTGCGCGCACAGGTCATCGAGGTCAGCACCGAGGAATATCAGCGCGCCTATGGCGAAGGCGGCAACACTTCCATCATCTTCCGGATCCGCTTCCTTGCCGGCGTCACCACAGATCACCGTGTTCAGTATGAGGGCAAGGACCTCAACATCCGTGAACTGAAGGAGATCGGCCGCGGCAAGGGGCTAGAACTGCGTTGCGAGGAGGTGCGGACATGAAGGGAACGAAGCCGCAGCTCGTGGTGCTCAATGGCACGGTCGTGGCGTTTCCGCCGGCGCCGGACTGGCTGTCCGAGCTGGCCAGGATCGAGTGGCGTCGCATGCAGCCCTTCCTCGAGGAGCGAAAATATCTCAGCGACATCGATCTCTCCAATCTGGAAAATTATTGCGTCGCGCAGGGGCGCGTCCGCGAATGCGAGGCGGCGATGGCCGGTGTCTCCGACGTAGATGCGCGGGCAAAGCTCTGGCGCATGCAGAAGCAGGCGATGGATGCGGCGCGCCAGCTCGCCGCCGAGCTCGGTCTGACGCCAATCTCGCGGTCGCGGCCCCTGATGCGCGATTTGTTCGACAGGCCAGGCGATGACGACCCGCTCAACATATCCTGAATGGATCTACGACGGCTCGCCGATCGCCGATCCGCTCGGCCGGGGTGAGCGCGCCGTCAGGTTTCTGCGACTGCTGCGGCATCCCAAGTCCGGCAGGTCGTTCCAGCTCGATCCATGGCAGGAACGCATCGTGCGTCGTATCTACGGGCCGCGGCTCGATGACGGTTCTCGCATCGTGCGCACCGTTGTGCTGCTCCTGCCCCGCGGCAACCGCAAGACCAGCCTCGCGGCCGCGCTCGGATTGCTGCACACCCTCGGTCCCGAGGCAACCGCGAACGGAGAAGTGATCAGCGCAGCCTCCGATCGCAAGCAGGCGCGCATCGCCTATGAGGAGGCGCGCGGGCTGTGCCTTGCGCATCAGAAGATCGCCCCGAGGGTCAAATCGCTCGATTACCGCAACCGGCTACTCTACCCGAAGAATGGTTCCTTCTTCGAATCGATCAGCGCCGATGCCGGCACCCAGCACGGCCGCACGCCGGTATTCGTACTGGCTGATGAGTTGCATGCCTGGAAAAAGCGTGATCTCTGGGACGTGCTACGCTCCGGACTCATCAAGACCCCGGGCTCGCTTCTGATCGTCGCCACCACGGCCGGCCGCGGCCAGGAGAATATCGCCCATGACATCGTCGACGACGCCCGCAAGGTGGCGCGCGGCGAGGTCGACGATCCCTCGATCCTCCCCGTGCTGTTTGAGGCCGCCAAGGATTGCGACTGGCGCGACGAGGCGATCTGGCGACGGGTGAATCCCGGCCTCGCGCACGGCTATCCTGACATCGAGGGCTTGCGCCAGCTTGCGCTTGAAGGATCCCGCCGCATCGGCGACCGCGAGGCCTTCCGCCAGCTCAACCTCAACATCTGGCTCGATCACAGCGCCGATCCGTTCGTCGAGATGGCCGTCTATGACTGCGGAAATTCCGCAGTTGATCTTGACGATCTCGAGACTGAGCAAGAGCCGTGCTGGCTAGCTGTTGATCTCTCGTCGAACAACGATCTTACCTGCGTCGTCGCCTGCTGGCGCGAGGGCGCCGACGGCTACCAGGTTCATCCGTGGTTCTTCTGCCCGGAGGACCGGCTGCGCGAGCGCGCTGATCGGGACCAGGTGCCGTATCCGGCCTGGGCCGAGGAAGAATACGTCATTCCGACGGACGGCAATGTGGTCGATTTCCGCGCTGTCGAGGCGCATATCGCCGAAATGTGCGCCCGCTTCAATGTCCAGGAGATTGCATTCGACCCGCATCTTGGTCGGGTAATGATGGCGAACTTGCTGGAACGTGGTCTGCCCGTGGTCGAGATGCGGCAAGGCTGGATCACGATGGCGCCGGCGGTGAAAGAGCTGGAACGCGCGATCGTCGGTCGGCGCTTCCGGCACGGTGGACACCCGGTGTTGCGCTGGAATTTCGAGAATATCGCGATCCACACCGATCCGGCGGGCAACCGAATGTTCCACAAGGGCAAGAGCAAGGATCGCATCGATGGCGCGGTGGCGGCTGCGATGGCTGTCGGCCGGTGTGCGGCCGGCAACTCCAATCGCTCATCCTACGATCACGCCTCAGATGATTTGGAGGAATGGGCCTATGCGTGAGCACCATGATGTCCCCTGACGACGAGTTGCAGCGTTACGTCGCCGATCTCCCGCGCAAGCTGCGCGAGGAATTGGCTGGCGTGATCGAGGACGAGGCCGAAGCCCTGTCGGCTGCGCAGCGTGAGCGGTTGCGCTCGCTGCAGCAGGCCCCAGATGAGACGGGCAATCTCGAACAATCCTGCCGCGTCGCCGAGGGCGCGCACGATCTGGAAAGGCTTGTGCAGGCCGGTGGCGATCTCACCGCCACGGAGATCAGAGGCGGCAGCGGCGTGCCATACGACTACGCGCTCAGCTTTGAATACGGAACGAGCCGACAACCTGCTCGATCGTTCTTTTGGTCGACCATACACGAGCGGCGCGATGCGATGCAGAAACGGATTTCGAACGCGGTGGCAAGGGTGTTGGGATGAACGAATGCGCACGAGAGCTTGAATGGGCGGGCGGCAAGCACGTTTTCAACCTCAATCGCCCGGATGTGCTCGCCGTGCTGTCCGGCACCGGGCCGAAGATGGCGCGGGTCCGCTCCGGCGTCCTCAAGTTCGACCCGTTCAAAGGCCACAATGGCGACACGCCGGCAGCCTGTCTCAAACGCTTCGACGACGGCTCCTATTCGATCCCGGATATCGAACGCATCGTTCTCTATGGCTTGTGGGGCGGTGGCCTCAGCCTCTCCGACGCTGACGACCTGGTTGCTGCGCATG